GCCAATAACCCAAAAGAACATTGATCGTATGATGATGGAGGGTGAGCAAGAGTATCGTTCAACTTTGTCGTCTCGTGATGCTAAGGCTCGTGCAGACAAGATGAAAAAGCCTGCCATGAAGAAAGAATCCAAGAAGATGGCTGGTGGCGGTATGTGTCGAGGATACGGCGCAGCTACCCGTGGCATGAACACTTCTAGCAAGATGGGATAAGTAATGGCTATTGATCGCGCCATGATTGGCACCCCCATGCCAGAAGATGGACAGGGGGTAGAGGTTGAAATCGTAAACCCGGAGTCTGTTGCAATTGAGACAGAAGACGGCGGCATCATGTTTGATTTTGACCCAGAAGCCGAAATGGTTGCGGATCATAACTCAAACCTTGCGGAGCTTATTGATGAGACAGACCTGATGATGATCTCGTCAGAACTGATTGCATCATACCGTTCAGACAAAGAAAGCCGTGCCGACTGGGAGCGGGCTTACATGAATGGTTTAGATCTTCTTGGCCTGAAGCATGAAGATCGAACAACACCTTGGGATGGCGCATGCGGTGTGTTCCACCCCCTATTGAGCGAATCGGTAATTAAATTCCAAGCTCAATCGATACAAGAGATTTTTCCTGCCAGCGGCCCAGTTAAGACAAAGGTTGTTGGCAAGCTGGATGCTAAAAAGCAAAAGCAAGCAGAGCGTGTTCAAGACTACTTGAACTACCTCCTCACGGAAAAAATGACTGAATACCGGGCAGAGACAGAGAAGATGTTGTTTTCTCTGCCTCTGGCTGGTAGCGCATTTAGAAAAGTGTACTATGATCCCAATCTGGGGCGGCCTTGTAGTATGTTTGTCCCAGCTGAAGACTTTGTCGTCAGCTATGGCGCATCAGATTTAACCACTTGCGAACGCGCAACGCATGTAATGAAGCGCACCGCCAACGATATTCGCAAGTTGCAGGTATCTGGGTTCTATCGTGACATCGATTTGCCACCCCCATCGCCTGACTTTGATGAAATCGAGCGTAAATATAACGAGCTAACTGGGGATTCAGCTAACTATAACTACGATTCTCGGCATACCTTGCTTGAGATTCAGGTTGAATTAGACCTTCCGGGCTTTGAAGATACCAGTAATGGTGAGCCAACAGGCATAAATCTACCCTACGTTGTCACCATTGACTTGTCATCTCGCATTATTTTGTCGATTCGGCGCAACTGGTATGAGGATGATCCGCTAAAACAGAAGCGTGAGCACTATGTACACTACCAGTACATACCCGGATTAGGGTTTTATGGCTTTGGTTTGATCCATATGATCGGCGGGCTGGCTAAATCGGCCACCTCATTGCTCCGTCAACTGGTGGATGCTGGCACATTATCCAACTTGCCGGGCGGATTGAAGGCTAGAGGGCTAAGAATCAAGGGCGATGACACCCCGATTATGCCCGGAGAGTTCCGAGACGTTGATGTTCCGGGCGGAGCCATCCGAGATAACATTGCTTTCCTCCCATATAAGGAGCCAAGCAACGTTTTATACAGTTTGATGGGCGATATTGTTCAAGAGGGTCGCAATTTTGCCTCTGCTGCGGACGTTAAAGCCGCAGATATGAACGGAGAAGCCCCTGTTGGCACCACATTGGCCATATTAGAGCGGTCAATGAAGGTAGTTAGCGCCATTCAGGCCCGATTACACGCCTCAATGCGTAGTGAATTACGCTTATTGACGCAGATTGTGCGGGATCACGGCCCAGAATCGTACCCATACGACCTAGCTGGCGAGCCATTGGTGGTTGAAGACTTCGATGATAGGGTTGATATCATTCCTGTTAGCGATCCTAACGCAGGAACGATGGCTCAACGCATTATGCAGTACCAAGCGGCGCTACAATTGGCGGCACAAGCCCCAGAAATGTACGATATGCCGTTATTGCACCGTCAAATGCTAGAGATTCTTGGTATTCAGGACGCAGATAAGATTGTTCCGACAGATGATGACATGAAACCTACCGATCCGGTAAGCGAGAACATGAATATCATCAATGGTAAGCCAATCAGAGCGTTCATCTACCAAGATCACGAGGCTCACATCCAGACTCACATGGCAATGATCCAAGATCCGCAGATCATGGAGATTATGGGCAAGAGTCCGAACGCGAAGAAGGCACAAGCAGAGCTTTCTGCCCACGTCCAAGAGCACTTGGCGTTCAAGTACCGTCAGGATATCGAGAAGCAGTTGGGTGTGGAACTGCCAACGCCGGACGAGACGCTACCAGAAGATATCGAGTACCGTATTGCCCGGCTTGTTGCGCCAGCAGCTGCACAGCTTTCTGGCAAAGCAGCAAAAGAAAAGCAAATGGAAGAGCAACAGAAGCAAATGCAAGACCCGCTCATCCAGATTCAGATGCAAGAACTGCAAATCAAACAACAAGATGTGCAGCGTAAGGCTGAAGCAGAGATGGCTAAGATACAGCTTGAAATGCAGAAGGCTATGGCTAAAGACAGCCTTGAAAGAGAGAAGCTGCAACAGCAGGCAGATCTCGAGACGGCAAGAATTGGCGCTCAAATATCTAACACCAATACCAAGGAAGAGCTTGAGAAGAAAAAAATCGCTTCACAAGATCAAATAGCAGGTGCTAAACTTGGGGTAGAAATTGCTAAAGATATAATGGGCAAAAGATGACATTGAAGACAGATGAGCTTGATTACTTGCGGGATGTTATCCGAAGCAAGATGAATGACATAGTTGATCATATGGGTGGCGGTGCTTGCAAAGATTATGCCGAGTACCAAAACCACTGCGGAATCGTATACGGCCTAGCGTTGGCCGAGCGAGAGATTTTAGATCTTAAGCAGAGGTACGAGGAAGCATAGCGATCTCTGGGCGCTTTCCCAGTGCAACGACTCTAGGCGTTTTCCTAGTGCTAAACTCCGGTTATCCGGTGCAAGGTGAGACATGACGGAAGTTGTGAACATAAACGAGGCCGAGCCTCGCACGGCAAATCAACTGCCTGAGCCAAGAGGCTACAAAGTGTTGATTGCGTTACCAGACCCCGAGAAGGAATTTGCGGGTGGCATAATTAAATCTGCCAAAACGATTCACGAAGAAGAGGTAGGTTCTATTGTTGGTATGGTTCTCGAGATGGGGCCAGACTGCTACAAAGATCCAGCTCGATTCCCCTCTGGCCCTTACTGTAAGAAGGGTGATTGGATTCTTATGAGATCTTATTCGGGTACCAGATTTAAGATCCACGGAAAAGAGTTCCGATTAATCAACGATGACAGTGTTGAGGCTGTTGTTGAAGACCCGAGGGGGATTGTCAAAGTATGAGTGAATCAATGATGGAAGGTAACGAGATGAGCGCGGAAGATAAGTTCTTTGGCGTTAAAACCACTTTCGATAAGAAAGCAAAGAGACAGGTGGAAGATGATTCATCTGATTTCGATGTTGAAGTAATCGATGATCGTCCGGCTGAAGATCAGAAGCATGGCAAAGCAAAGTCTGCTGATGATGATTTAGGTGATGATGAGCTTGGCCAGTATTCTGAAAAAGTTCAGAAACGCTTTAATAAACTGAAGTATGAGTTTCACGAAGAGCGCCGCCGCAAAGAAGAAGCGGAGCGTATGCGTGAAGAAGCAGTTAAGTACGCGCAACAGGTTGCTGGCAAAAACAAAGAGTATGAGTCAATCATATCTCGAGGTGAAGCAGCACTTGTGTCTCAAATCAAGGAACGAGCACAGCTTGCACTTGAACGAGCTAAAAATGCTTACAAGACAGCGTATGAAGAGGGTGATACCGATAAGATTATTGAGACTCAAGAGCAGTTATATAAAGCTCAATCGGAATTCTCAGAAGCTGAGAAGTACAATGCAAACATACAGCATCGCTTCCAGCAACAATCTCAGAGTTATCAAAACCAAAACTATGCACAGCAGGTTGCTCAAAGAGCAGCCCAGCAAGTTGCACAACAGCAAGCAGTGCCGCGCCCAGATCCAGAAGCAGAGGACTGGGCTAAGAAAAATACTTGGTTCATGAAAGAGGGTCACGAAGAGATGACCGCTCTTGCATATGGATCGCATACCGCTGCTGTACGCAGTGGTATTAAACCGAATAGCCCGGAGTATTTCGATTACATTGATAATCGTATGAGAAATGCCTTCCCGGATTATGACTGGCAGGATAAGCGAGAAGATAGCCGTAACGCGCCTGCGACTGCCAGTTCCCGGACTTCCTCGGTAGTCGCACCGTCCTCACGGAACAATGGTGCAAAACCGCGCAAAGTGCAGTTATCGGCTACTCAAGTTGCTCTCGCCAAGCGCCTTGGGTTAACCCCACAACAATATGCCAACCAACTCTTGAAGGAGAAAATGTGATGGCTGAAGAGCGCACCCCAAGAAGTAAAGATACACGCGTAGAAGAAACAAGACCGTCCGACAGTTGGTCACCAGCATCAATATTGCCGACCCCAGATCCCCGAGAGGGCTGGGAGCATCGGTGGGTTCGCACTAGTACGCTTGGCAATGCCGATAATACTAATGTGTCTCGTATGTTCCGAGAAGGCTGGGTTCCATGCAAAGCGGAAGACTACCCAGAGCTGTTAGTTCAGTCTGATGTAGGATCTCGTTTTGAAGGAAACATCGAAGTCGGTGGCTTGTTGTTATGCCGCGCTCCTGTTGAGAAGCTCAAGGCTCGTGCTCAGCACTTTGCCAGTGTAGCAAATACTCAGATGGAGTCAGTGGATAACAACTTCTTGCGTGAAAGCGATCCCCGTATGCCTCTAATGAAACCAGAGCGCACTACGCGGACAACATTTGGCAGGAGTTAACCTCTGGCAAGGGGTGCTCCTAATTAGTAAGGAGGCCGATCATGGCTACTACTGCAACCCCTATGGGTGCGGAACCTACTGATACGCTGAGTGCGAGCGGCTCTTTCACCGGAAAAGTTCGTCACATCAAAGTTGCAAGTGGGTACGGCACCGCTATTTTTTATGGCGATTTCGTCAAGTTGGTAAACACTGGTACTGTTGAGAAAGATACAGGCACCACTACAGCAACACCTGTTGGTGTATTTGTTGGTTGTGCTTATACCTCTCCAACCACCAATGAGTTGACATTCTCACAATACTTCCCCGCTTCAACTGCGGCGAGCGATATTGTTGCGTATGTTGTGGATGATCCAAACGTATTGATGCGTATGCAGTCTGATGAAGCAATTGCTCAGACTGGCTTGGGCAACAACGTAGCGATTGTACAAACTGCTGGTTCAACCAGCATTGGCCGTAGTAAGAATGCTGTAGATGGATCAAGCATTGCTACTACTAACACACTGCCTTTGCGTATCATTGACTTCGTCAATGGCCCCGACAGTGCAGTGGGCGACACATACACAGATGTGATCGTTAAGTTTAATGCTGGACATCAGTACAGCAATACTACTGGCGTATAAGGAGGTCTAGGCAATGGCTATTTCACGCGCACAGATGCTTAAGGAACTCCTGCCGGGGCTTAACGCTCTATTTGGTCTGGAGTATGAAAAGTACGAAGACGAGCACGAAATGATCTATGAGACGGAATCGTCTGAGCGATCATTTGAAGAAGAAGTGAAGTTAAGCGGCTTTGGTGCTGCTCCTGTTAAAGCCGAAGGCGCAGCTATCAGCTACGACTCAGCGCAGGAATCTTACACTGCTCGTTACAACCACGAAACCATCGCTATGGGCTTCTCTATTACAGAGGAAGCTATGGAAGATAACTTGTATGACTCATTGTCTGCACGTTACACCAAAGCTCTTGCTCGCGGCATGGCTTACACCAAGCAGGTTAAAGCTGCAAATCCATTGAACAATGGCTTTGATAGCTACACATCTGGTGATGGTGCTTACTTGTTTAGCACTACTCACGCCTTGGTAAATGGTGGAAACAATGCAAACCGCCCTGCGGTTGGCGCTGACTTGAACGAGACTTCATTGGAAAATGCAATCATCGAGATTGCTGCTTTCACTGATGATCGTGGCCTGTTGATCGCTGCCCGTCCTCGCCGTTTGATCGTTCCACCTGCATTGATGTTTACCGCAGAGCGTTTGTTGGAAACAACTCAGCGCGTTGCGACAGCAGACAATGATATCAACGCAATTCGTAACATGGGTGCAATCCCTGAAGGTTACTCAGTCAACCACTACCTGACTGACAGCAATGCGTTCTTCATCATTACTGATGTTCCCAACGGCATGAAGCACTTCCAGCGTACTGCAATGGAAACCTCAATGGATGGTGACTTCGATACTGGCAACGTCCGCTACAAAGCTCGCGAGCGTTACAGCTTCGGTGTTTCTGACCCACTCGGAATCTACGGCTCTCCCGGCGGTTCCTAAGTGCATAAAGGGGCTTCGGCCCCTTTTTTGTATTTCTATTTTGTTTAAAAATTTTCTAGGGAATATTTGTTGCGCTTCGACAGACCTAGCTGACGACATGCAGACAGGCGCAATCAACTCGCATGTGAGGAAATTAAAATGGGTACAACTACTTTTTCAGGCCCGGTCGTATCAGACAATGGGTTTACAGGTAACGTAACAGGTGATGTAACTGGCGACATTACAGTCAATGATTTTGTAAAGCTGACTGCTATTGAGACAGCCGATCTTCCTGCGGCAGCCGCTGGAAATGCAGGCCAAGTTCGTTTAATCTCAGACAATGGTGCTGGTGATGACGAGTATTGTCTCGTTGTTAGCACAGGCGCTGCTTGGGTTACTGCTGTAGGTGCAGCATTAAGTTAATGATTGGGGCGCAAGCCCCTTTTAGGAGATTATTATGTCTGTAATGACAGTTAGAAGTGGTCACCTGCATAGCAGTGGTTACATTGTAAAAGATAGGACAAGAGTAAAAGCAATCGATGTTGTTGGTTCATCTAGTGCTGGGCTTCTTGAGTTGTGGGACACAGATGTTGCACCGTCTACTGGAACATATGGTCGGTCTGGAACGACTGTTACAGTAACTGATACCGATCACGGCCTGTCAACCGGAGATAAGATTGGAATCTCGTTTGAGCCTGATGGCGGGGTTATTGCAACACCCGGTAATTATGAGGTTACTGTTGTTGACGCTGACACATTCACCGTAACTGATATAAACTCTGGGACGATTGCAAACGATCCAGATTGCCGTTATGTATATTCAAATACAGACAATACTCCAGCTGCTTGGATGGCAACATATCACACAGCTGCAACAGATATATTCTTTAATGGGTTTAACATCCCAGAAGGCGGCATGCTCGCCAGAAAAGGCGTTTATGTTTATGCGGAAAATTTAGCATCAATTAATGTTTACTATGGCTAATAAAAAACCATCAAAGTCAACGGTAAATAAAGCAGGCAACTACACCAAGCCTGCAATGAGAAAATCTTTATTTAACAAGATTAAAGCTGGCGGAAAGGGCGGTAAGCCCGGCCAGTGGTCTGCAAGAAAAGCTCAAATGCTGGCTAAAGAGTACAAGGCTAAAGGTGGAGGCTACAAAGACTAATGGCGTTAAAGTCTCCTCAGAAAAGTCTTAAGAAGTGGACTGACCAGAAATGGAGAACCAAATCTGGCAAACCTTCTACTCAAGGATCAAAGGCAACCGGAGAGAGATATCTTCCAGAAAAAGCAATTAAATCTTTAAGCTCTTCAGAGTATGCGGCAACCACAAAGAAAAAACGAGAAGATACTCGCAGGGGAAAGCAGCACTCTAGCCAACCAAAGAAGGTTGCAAAAAAAACAGCGAGGCATAGAAAGTAATGGCTGAAAAGAAAGACCCGAGACTTGCCCGCGCTGGCGTTAGTGGATACAACAAGCCAAAGAGAACCCCAAATCACCCAAAGAAGTCTCATGTTGTTGTGGCAAAAGAAGGCGACAAAGTTAAGACGATTCGCTTTGGTGAGCAAGGTGCCAAGACAGCTGGCAAGCCAAAAGCTGGTGAGTCAGACAAGATGAAAAAGAAACGCGCATCGTTTAAGGCCAGACATGCCAAGAACATCAAGAAGGGTAAAATGAGTGCGGCCTATTGGGCTGACAAGGCGAAGTGGTAATGATTAGTCGCGCTCAAACAGGAAAAGAAGTTAGCAAGGCACCCGGCTCAAAGAAGGCCAAGGTCGCCAAGGTTATGAAGGAATTTAAACAGGGCAAGTTAAAATCTGG